GTGCTTCACCTGATGCTAACCCATTTACTGAGTCTAATTACAGGTACTAAGTCAAGTGTGTCAGAGTAGTTTAACCCTTAACTGTTTCTCACTTACCCTACACTTTATGCGTCCCCCCTTCCTATAAAAATCTCTCTAATGTTCCTTTACCATCACTTACTCTATTTTGTATCAATTTATCATAGTCTTTATGCAACTCACATCCTATATAATCCCTACCCAACTCCTTTGCTACCATTGCGGTTGTGCCACTTCCTATAAATGGATCTAGTACAATATCCCCCTTCTCACTTCCTGCTTTTATACACGGAATTATTAAATCAGGAGGATAAACTGCAAAGTGAGCATCCTTATAAGGTTTGTTTGTTATACTCCAAACTGACCTTTTATTCTTCATTGGATATGACTTAGATAACCCTGAATGTGGTTGTAATCCTGTACCTTTATTGTGATATTTGCCTTTAGTTCTATCTCTTGTACCCCAATCTTTTGCCTTCTCTTTGATACTTTCATTATCATAATAGTATCGTTTGTTCTTACTTAGTAGGAACACATATTCATGGGATTTTGTACATCTATCCTTCACACTTTCGGGCATTGGATTGGGTTTATGCCATATAATATCTTGTCTTAAATGCCATCCATCTGCTCTTAATGCAAATGCTAACATCCAAGGTATTCCAATTAAATCTTTCTCTTTTAGTCCTTCTAATTTATTACCTCGCCTTGCACATTTGTCTGGTAAATCTTGCTTACTGTTAGCAACAGATTGTTTAACTAATGCTTGACCTTTTCCAGGTCTATAGTTATAGTAACTGTCACCCATATTCAACCACAATGTACCATCATCAGCAAGACAATCTTTCACCTTACTGAATATATTCACGAGATTAGATATAAACTCTTCTGGTGTATCTTCATGCCCTATTTGATTATCTTCTCCACCATAATCTCTAAGACCATAATAAGGTGGAGAAGTAACACACATTCTAGGTTTATCACATATTCCTATTGAAATATGACTCTTTAATGTATCAAGTGTTTGGAGACAATCTCCATATAGTATAGTATCTCTCATGCTGATTGACCTCTATTGAAAACAGTATCTACAACTGCATTAACACTTTTAGATGTAGAAATACCAACCTTATCATATACTGGAACACATACAATACCAAATTGTTTCTGTTCATTACCTTTGCGGATTACTCTACCTATTGTTTGACTAATAGTGATAAAATCCATATTGCGTAATAATAATGCTGCCTCTAATCCTGATACATTCACGCCTTCTGATAGTATGCTATGGTGCATAACAATAAACTTTCTATCATCTTCCTTACCCCATGTATTTAATGTAGTAAAGAAATCATCACGACTTACCTTGATACCATTGATAACTGCTCCAGTCTTAGCAGTGATGTACATCCAGTTATATCCACGAGAATACAACTCTGTGGTTAGTTTACTATCACTAACCATATTTGTTATTTGTACTGTTCTACGGGCACATATCAACACCTTACTAACATTTTGTTCATCAATTACCTTAAGTATGTTATCAGCATCATCATCACAGTTTGCCTTCCTATCTCTTATCATCTCTAGTTGCTTGATTACAACTTTAGGTGGTAAGATATAACCTTTATTCACTAATTCTGGTGCTGGTACTTGCTCTAATACTTTACCATAAACATACTCATTGTTCATACCTATTCCTTCATCAGAAGTGCTAAGACGAGGAGTAGCAGTAAAGAAGAAGCACCTACGGTTATTTGTAGTTGCAAAAAATCTAGTAGCAGGGTGGAAGTGTTGCTGAACACTGTTATGTGCCTCATCAAAGTATATTGTATCTACAGGAATACCAGATTCTTGTATTCTATGTAGTGAATGATAAGTTGTAAATATAATCTTACTACTATTCCATTTATTTGCAGTCCAATTAAATATCTCTCTCTTATCTGTTGTTGAATCATGTGGAGTCTCACCACTATGTACATGCAATACCTCAACGGATTGCAACAGTTCAAGAAAATCTGAGGATAATTGTTGTGTTAATAGTATTCTAGGTGATACAACAACTATAGTTTGATTCTTCTTGCTAAACTGTGAAATAGCATCACTAATCATACAAATAGTTTTACCACCACCAGTAGGGACAATCACTTGCCCTCTTTGGTGACGGTTCATTTTATCTATAATTCTGATTTGATGCTCACGCAATTGAATCATATGTTACCTCCATGATATATTAACACTTTATGCGTCCCCCCTTACATATAAGAACCCATATTTACCGAATACTTTATTGAATCTATCTAAATCTTTACCCAAATATACTATTGCAGATTGAAATGGTGAAGCACTTTTAGCATCACCAAATTTAACTCTTTTATTAATAGCAATCCAAGGATATTTTGCCACAGATTGCCACCATCTTGTAGATATATCTAACTTAAGTAATAACACCATCTCCTCTGTGTTCCCTGACTCATACTGCATTGCAGCATAAGGAACCCACTCCTTACTATTACTATAAGGATGATTCATAAACACTTTACCATACCAATCATGTGCTAAACCATTAGTTTTCTCAGTATAATAATTAAGTGCTGGAACATTTGGGTCACCCTCACTATTTGAACATGGGTCTAGGTCAATCGTACCAAAGAACTTAACAACATCTCCCACAAAATCAGTGGGAGTGTTCCATTTATCAGTACGATTGCCTGTAGTTGCTGTTAATGCTTTAAGTGCAGTTGATGTCATGTTGTAGGGTCTTTCAAATCATATTTAATAAGAGTATCTTCGGGTATGCAACTCTTAGTCGCAGTATCACCATGTTTATTATACCTCTTTACAATTCTTCTGGCAATTAAAACATCAGTTTCAGAACCAGATATTCCCTCATAAACATCTTTAATTTTAATTTTAGGCATTTCTGTTACCATATAATTGATAAGTCTTTGCCTTCTTCCATTCAACTCATTTGCTTTACTTAAAAAATCAAGTAAACAAGAAACTCCATAGATGATGTCACCACGCAAGAATTTACTCTTCCATATGTTATTCATTTGCCTAACATATTCTGTTGCTTTCTTTACAGTAGAAAGTTCATAGTTTTTAATTGCCTGTCTCCACTGATATTCACCTCTTAACTGAATCCCTTCTTCATAATCACCAAGACAATCAATATATAATCCACAAGCAATTAAGTTGTTATTATATAACACTGCCTCTGGAAGGTCAAACATCAATCCTGACCTCATTGTATCAATATAATTAGGATTCTTCCTCTTAGCATTTTGAGAATAGAATATTTTAGAATCTACTTTCAAACAATCAGAATCACTTCTATTCTGTTCGTGATTATATACTTGACAAGGTATTTTATCTTCTGTACCACTCCAAATTGCCATCAATAATCTATGTTGACCATCAAGAGCAGAGATAAATCCATTAGGTCTGCGTGAGACTATAGGAAAAGAACAATAAGTTCTATTGAATTGTTTATATTCCTTTTTAATCATATTAAGATACCTATCTCTCTGGTATCTCTCATTTAATTGAAATTCACCTATAGGAATTTCTTCATACTTTAAGTATTCACCGACTGAACCTTTAGCAAATGCGTCTTTTCCTTTAAATACTTTTCCTTCTTCCTTCTTCGCTATATCTACAAGCGAAACAAATTTATCCCTAGACATTTAAAATAACCTCCTAAGAGTTTGTTGGGTTTCATATTTTCAACAAGAGTTGAAGGAGTTGCACCTGTATATAATTATAAACTATTTAATTTTAAATGTCAAACAATTCTTTCTCAAATGTTCTAGTAAGATAAAATGCCATATATTTATCCTTTAGTTGTTGATTATTATACTCTAAAGGTCTATATGGATGATTTGCTTTAGTTCTAATTTGCAGTAAACCATTTAAACCAGTAATCGTATTTAACTCCTTACCATTAACATAACGATTACGAATCTCTTTACATATATGATAGTAATCTTCTGCTAATTTATTAAACAATTCCTTATGACTTGTTGAGTTAAATGTTAATGATCTTACAAATCCACCATATTTGGAAAATTTAACAAATAAGACATTATATAACTTTTTACCAACTTTACTATCAGTATATAATAAACTAGGATTGAATATTTCATCTAAACAATGTTGAACCATAGTAACTGCAATGGTTTGACCTTCTTTAAATGCCTTCAATTCTCCATCATCAAAATCATTTAGTTTAGATGATGGACTCATACCTAATTGATGTTCTATCCATAATCCTCTACCACCTTTATTCCTAGAAGGAATAGGTGCTTTATTCTTATCAATTTGATTTAATTTTGATTCTGCTTCTGCTAGTAACATAATAAAATTCCATTCAATAAAGGAACGCTTTATGCGTCCCCCCTTACTTACTTGTAACCTTATGCTTTAACTCCTTCTCTGACTTCTTACCTAGATTGCTTAATCTTAAATCTCTTAGAGTTCTTTCTCC